TAACTGAATCGCTGGTTGATAGCGATCATACCACTGCTAAATGTAAGGTATGTAGTAAGGACGCTATCAGGGTTGTATCCTCCCCAAGGATAAAGCTGGATGGTTGCTCAGGCGATTTCCCTTCAGCTTCCGATAGGTGGGTACAAGTACGAGCTGAAAAGCTCAGGCAGGAACAGAAGCAGAACGCATCTCATGTAGGTGACTAACTCTGAATTCATTTATAACACTCCTAAAACCCATTACAGGGCAGGACGAAAGGTAGGTATGGCTCTCATTGACCAAGAAGAATTGGGACAAAGCGAATTTGATGCAGTAGAAGAACTACAACAGGCAAGGCAACAACCTCCTGTAGAAACCCCACAAGAAGAAACCTCTAAAGTTCCCGACAAGTATCGGGGTAAAAGCTTAGAAGACATCGTGACAATGCACCAAGAGGCTGAAAAGCTAATTGGAAGGCAAGCTCAAGAAGTTGGGGAAGTTCGTAGACTAGCAGATGAGCTTTTGAAACAGCAACTCTCTCAGAAAACAGTACAGCCACCAGTAGTAGAGAATGAGGTAGACTTTTTTGAAGATCCTCAGTCAGCGATTCGTAAAGCAGTTACAAATCATCCTGATGTATTAGCAGCTAAGCAAGCTTCACAGCAACTTAGGCAGATTCAGACACAAGCAATGCTCAACAAGAAGCATCCTGACTTTGCAGATGTAGTACGTGATGGTGAGTTTATTGAATGGGTTAAAGCCTCTCCCATGAGACTTAATATCTATGCAATGGCTGATGCTAATTATGATTTTGCAGCAGCAGATGAATTACTCACGACATTTAAACAGATCCGAACATCTAAGACACAACAAACCACTGATGCCGGAAATGCTGTACGCAAGCAAAACTTGTCAGCAGCATCTGTAGATGTTGGAGGGACTGGTGAATCATCTAAGAAAGTATATCGTCGTGCCGACCTTATCCGGCTACGTATGACAGACCCTAATCGGTATGAAGCACTTGAACCTGAAATTCGAGCAGCTTATAACGAAGGTAGGGTTAAATAATTAATTGTAAACATATTCTTTAGGAGAATTAAAAATGGCTTTAGGTACAGATCACGTCACGAAGACGACTGGTGATAAGTTCATTCCGGAAATCTGGAGTGACGAAATCATCGCAACATACAAGAAGAACTTGGTGTTGGCAAACTTGGTTAAGAAGATGTCCTTCAAGGGTAAGAAAGGTGACACCGTTCACATTCCAGCCCCTACACGTGGCGATGCTTCAGTTAAAGCAGCTTCAACTCAGGTTACACTGATTGCAGCTACTGAGTCTGAAGTTGTTGTTACTATTGACAAGCACTATGAATATAGCCGCTTGATTGAGGATATTGTCGAAGCTCAAGCTTTGTCTTCACTGCGTAACTTCTACACTGAAGATGCGGGTTATGCTTTGGCTCGTCAAGTTGACGTATCATTGATCCAGTTGGGTCGTGGTGTTCAAGGCGGTACAGGTACATCTGCTAACTCAGGTGCTTTCTCAGGTGCTGATGGTACAACAGCTTATGTTGCTGCCGCTAACACAGGTTTGGGTGCTCTCACTGATGCAGCGATTCGTCGTAGCATTCAGCGTTTGGATGATAATGACGTTCCTATGGACGGTCGTTTCCTTGCTATCCCACCTTCAAGCCGTAATACTTTGATGGGTTTGGCTCGTTACACTGAACAAGCTTTTGTTGGTGAAATGGGTGGTAACAACACAATCCGTACTGGTGAAATTGGTAACTTGTACGGTGTACCCGTGTTTGTTACTTCTAACGCTGATACAACATCTGGTTCTACCGCTTGCCGTATTGCTTTGTTGGCTCATAAAGACTTCGCAGTCTTCGTTGAGCAACAAGGTGTTCGTGCACAGACTCAGTACAAACAAGAGTACCTCGGTACATTGTTCACTGCTGACACACTGTATGGCGTGAAAGAACTGCGTGACGGTTCAGCAGTTGCTTTGGCTGTTCCAGCCTAAGTGATAGAGGGTTCCCACTGTAATAGGTGGGAGCCTTTTTAATGTGTTTAGTAAAGCATATCAAAAAGGTAACATACTATGAAATTTAAGTGTAAGCAAACTAATCAAATCTACAACTTTGAACACGCAGTTGATATTGTTTCAATGGAGAAGCATCCAGATTATGAGGCAGTACCTGAACAAACTGAACCCGTAGTAGCACCTAAAGCAACTAAGAAAACAGTAAAGCAAGATGAAGACACTATCAACGGGATATAATCTAACAGCTAATACCCTGACTACTGTCTATACAGTACCTACAGGTTATTATGCTAAGTGTATCCTATTGCATACTTGTAATACATCCCCTAGTAAACACATAAGTTTTAATTGGTACAAGGCTTCAACATCTACATCTATTGCTGTGGTATCTGAACAAGTACTAGCAGCTAGAACAACACTGGACTTGTTAACTAATAGTCAATGTTTTGTAATGGAAGAAGGTGACTACATTACAGTTATCTCAGAAGCTGGTGCAACAATGTCAATCGTAGCTACGTTTGAGTTATACAGAAAAGGCGAATAAATCATGGCAGCTCCTCAAGCACTGACACCTGAGCAGATACAGCAGATTATCGCTGCAGGTCGTGGCAATACAGTTAATCTTAATGGTACTATCTATCAAGGTAACTATGCTGATACTGGATCTGGTGAGACTTTTCAGGAAGGTGCTCTGCAGGACATCTATGGTTACACACCTGAGCAGAACAAAGTAGGCGGTACATACAATCAGTATGATCCTACAGGTGCTTTCTCACGTACAGGTACTCAACAAGAAGTTAATGCTAACCAAGACTTCTTAAAGTTCTTAGCTGGTGCTGGTTTAACATTTGCTCTTCCCGGTGCTTTAAGTGGTTCTTTGTTTGGTGGTGCTGCTGCAGGTGCAGAAACTGCTTTTGCTGGTGAAGCTTTAGCAGATGCAGGATTACTTGCAGGTGGCGGTGCAGGAGCAGCTGCTACAGGTCTTACAGCTGCACAGATTGCTAATTTAGCCAGAGCTGGTATCAGTGTAGCTGGTCTTTTAGGTGCTGGTAATGCTGTCACAAACATGGGTGGCGGTGGTGGAAACACATCAACTCCAATCACTTATTCAGGTGGTGGTGCAGGTGGTTACTCTCCAGAATACTTCAGTCAACTACAGAGCAACTATAACAGCTTGATGCCTAACGTACCTCGTGATGTTGCAAGCCCATTGCAGAACTGGTACTCAACTCAATTCAATCCCGGAGCTTCTGTCACAGGTAGCTTGTTTGGTGATATGGCAGGTGGTACTACTACTGGTGGTATGGCTCCAGCAAGACCAAACCCACTTACACCTTTGCCTAAAGCACCTGTTGTGCTTCCTCCTACAACCATGACAACCGTTGTTGGTGGTACTGGTACTGATACCGTAGTAGGCGGTGGAGTTACTGATACCGTAGTAGGAGGTGGACTTACTGACACAGTTACTGGGAATTCAGCTGGTTATCAGTATGCTACTCAGAACTTAGGTCTAACACCTGCACAGTATTTAAACAATATCAATCAATGGATTCTAGACAATCCTTATGCTTCTAGAGATCAGATTGATGCTGCAATGGCTCAAGCTGGTGTTAGTCAAGCTGACTTGCAAGAAGCTTTACGTACAACTACATTCTCAGATGCTACTAAGTATGCTTTAACAAGTGGTGGTAGCCTTGGTGATTTAAACAACATCATCACTAACTATATTGAACAGAATCCTACAGCCACTAATGAGCAGATTCAAGCACAGCAAACTCAGTATGGTATTTCAGACCAAGACATAGAACGAGCTATGACAGCTTTGAACTCTTCACCAGCTAAAGAGTATGCTGTTATCAATGACATGGGTTTGAATCAGTACTATCAGAACATTGCAGATGTAGCTAAGTCTGGAGTATCAGCTGCTGATGCTGCAGCTCAGATGAGACAGTATGGTGTAAGCCCCGGAGATGTCTCAAGAGCCTTTGGTTTGTTTGCTCCTTCTGGTGGTTTAACATTAGATGAAGTTTTAGCTGCTTATAACAAATAATCTTAGGAACTTACATGGCAACAATCATTACAAAGAATAGCAGTACATCCACAGCTGTACCTGCTGCAGGAGATCTCACTAAAGGTGAGTTAGCTGTTAACGTAACAGATAAGAAGCTGTACACCAAAGACAATAGTGCAACTGTTGTTAGGATTGTAGGTTCACTTGGTAATCAAGAAGCTTCAGCAGCTGCCATCACAGGTGGTACTGTTGCTGGCGTAGCTCAGACTGGTGGTACAATTAACAATACTCCTATTGGTGGTACTACAGCAGCAGCTATTACAGGTACTGTAGTTACAGCTACTACTAACTTTGCAGGTGCTTTGACTGGTGCTGTGACAGGTAACGTAACTGGTAACGTGACAGGTACTGTAACTGGTAACGTCACAGGTAACTTAACTGGTAACGTAACAGCCTCTACAGGTACTTCTTCATTCAATGATGTCACCATTAACGGTGGCTTAAACATGAATGCTGGTACTGCAGCCACCATTACTAACCTTACCTCACCAACTAATTCAGGTGATGCAGCTACTAAGGGATATGTTGATACATCTATCAGTAACTTGGTAGCTTCAGCTCCCGGAGCATTAGATACACTTAATGAACTTGCTACAGCTCTAGGTAATGATGCTTCATTTTCCACCACTGTAACTAACTCTATTGCAGCTAAGCTTCCCTTGGCTGGAGGCACTATGACAGGTGCTATTGCAATGGGTACGTCTAAAATCACAGGTCTTGGTACTCCCACTGCAAACACAGATGCTGCCACTAAAGGCTACGTAGATACTTCAGCAGCTGCAGGATTGCCTTTGTCTGGTGGAACCATGACAGGTAACATTGTCATGGGTGCTAACAAGGTTACATCTACAGCTACTCCAACAACTAACGATGACCTTACACGTAAGGCTTATGTCGATAGTATCTTAGGTAGTGCTACAGCAGCAGCTACTTCAGCGTCCAATGCAGCAACTTCAGAGACTAATGCTGGTAACTCAGCCTCTGCAGCTTCTTCATCGGCCTCTGCAGCCAGTGCATCAGCAAGTTCAGCTGCAGCGTCCTATGATTCCTTTGATGACAGGTATCTTGGCCCTAAAGCATCAGCACCCACAGTTGACAATGATGGCAATGCTTTGCTGACAGGTGCTTTGTATTGGAACTCAACATCCTCTAATCTGTGGGTGTGGAGTGGTTCAGCATGGACTCAAGCTACTCTAACAGCTGGCTCCTTTGCCACTTTGACAGGCACAGAAACCCTGACAAACAAGACTCTTACTGCACCGATTATTTCAAGTATTAGCAATACTGGCACATTGACGCTACCAACAAGCACAGACACATTAGTGGGTAGAGCAACAACTGATACGCTAACCAACAAGACTCTGACATCTCCAACACTTACAACCCCCGTACTTGGAACACCAACAAGCGGAACATTAAGTAATTGCACAGTTGATGGTACTGATGCAGTTGGCTTTAGAAACATCCCACAGAATAGTCAATCAGCAGCCTACACATTAGTTTTAGCTGATGCTGGCAAACACATCTTCCATCCATCAGGCGATGCCAATGCAAGGACATACACAATCCCTGCAAACAGTTCTGTGGCTTATCCTATTGGCACAGCAGTCACATTTATCAACATGACAAGCCAAGTTGTGACGATTGCCATTACGACAGACACAATGTATTTGTCTTCTGCTGGCACAACTGGTTCACGCAGTTTGGCCCAATATGGTTCAGCAACTGCAATCAAAATGACATCAACAACTTGGTTAATTTCAGGGAGTGGCTTAACATGAGCGGTGTACTACAAGCAGTATTTCAAAATCAGCGTTCTTTTGGGCCGCCTGCTATTGGTGCTGCTTTTAAAGGCGGGTTTTTTGTAGGGCAAATATCGACTGCTGGTAATGGGATTGCTGATTACAACTTAGTTGTTGGCCCCGTAGCTTCTGCTGAAAGCACAAGTAAACAATGGAAAATAGTAAATACCGCAACCTCTGGAACTTCCTCAGATATTGATGGGCCAGCCAACAGCGCAGCAATGAACAACATAACCCATCCAGCAGCTGAATTTTGCGAAGGTTTAACTATTGGAGGTTTCAGTGATTGGTATATGCCAGCTAAAAATGAATTGGAATTGTGCTATTACAATTTAAAACCAACTTCAGGTGGTAACAGCACTGGGTCTGGCATAAATCCAAATGCAGTTCCTGCAAGGGCAAGTAATTATACTTCTGGTGACCCTGCTCAAACTTCTGCTTCTGCTTTTCAAAGCCCAAATGCGCAATACTTTGAGAATGCTAATTATTGGGCTAGTACAGAGGGTTCTGCTTCAAATGGATGGGCGCAGTTCTTTGGTCAAGGCGCTCAAGCCAACTACAATTCAAAAGCCAGCTACTTCCGAGTTCGTGCTGTTCGCAGAGTCGCAGTTTAAATTTTATAAGGGCCATCACAATGTACATTTGTGTAACAGAAGTAGATGCAGTAACTAAAATAGTCTGCACAGCCGAACCACAGCGCACAGGCCCATCAATGCCAGATGTCAAGGGCTACAAGCACGTATGGCATGACAGTTCTACATGGCCTGTGGCAACAACATCTGATGGAACATACTTACGTGCCCCCAAATACTACGGCACTTGCGATGACGATGCCGACACTACCATTGCTGGTGTTTTGCAAGTCTTAACAGAAGCCGAGTTCAATTCAGCCAAAGTTGCCGAGCATGAAGCCCGTAGACCTTATCCATCTTGGATTGGTTACTTGGACACAATGACATGGGGTGCGCCAGTGCCAAGACCCGCTGATGCTATTATGAATGGTGGGAATGTACGCTACCAATGGGACGAAGCTACAGTTAATTGGATTCCAATGGAATGAAAGAGTTCTTCTTCATCTCTGGTTTGCCAAGGTCAGGTTCTACCCTGCTCTCGGCTATTCTGCGACAGAACCCTGAGTTCTATGCAGACATTTCTTCACCCGTACAAGGATTGGTTACATCAACAATCAATGTCATTACAGGTAGCGAGAGTAACCACCTGATAGATGAAGACAGACGCAAGCAAATACTCAAAGACTTGTTTAACGCTTACTACAAAGCAGTTACTCCAAACGTAGTGTTTGACACTAGCAGGGGATGGACTGCCAAAACATCCCTGCTGAAAGACCTGTATCCACAGACCAAGATTGTCTGTTGTGTGCGTGATTTACCTTGGATACTGGATAGCTTTGAACGTATTGCTGCCAAGAATTCTTTGTATGGTGCAACCCTGACAGACGATGAAGCTAGGCAGACAGTCACCACAAGGTGCGATGCCCTGATGGACGTAAAGAAGGAAGGCCAAGTGGTCAAGCCTTATTACTTCTTAGAAGAAGGTTTACTGTTAAACCCCGACATGATTATGTTGGTGGAATATGAATCTTTATGTAAACAGCCTGAGAGCGTGATGCGTGAGATTTATGGGTTTATTGGAAAGCCTTATTACGAACATGACTTCAAGAATGTTGAGTATGACAATGAGGTGTATGACAAAGCGTTAAACATGAAAAGTCTGCATACAGTACGCAAAGAAGTGACATGGCAAGAACGCCCATCTATTCTTCCTAAATCTGTATGGGAGAAGTATAATGGCAAGGAGTTCTGGCGTACACCTGCACCAGAGTTTGCAATCAAACAACTTTATAAGGTTAAAGGATGAAACGTATATTGATTATGGGTTTACCGGGTTCTGGTAAAACTACTTTGGCTCAACATATTCTTGACCATTTACAGGCAGAACGTAAAACAGTCATGTGGTTAAATGCTGACGATGTACGTAAAAAGTATAACGACTGGGACTTTTCTCATGAGGGTCGTATTCGCCAGAGCTTGCGTATGCGTGAGCTTGCTGACAGTTACGATGTAGATTATGTTATTTGTGACTTTGTAGCCCCTCTAGTTGAGATGCGTAACAACTTTAAGGCTGACTGGACTGTCTGGGTTGACACCATCAACCAAGGCCGTTTTGAAGACACCAACAAGGTGTTTGTTGCACCCGAACAGTACGACTTCAGAATTACTGAGCAAAAGGCTGAGAAGTGGGGAGAGTTCATTGCTGCTCACATCTTGGATGAACGCCCACGCCCCGTCTTTGATTGGCAGAAAGAGACTGTCCAGATGCTTGGCAGATGGCAACCTTGGCATGAAGGCCATCGTAAGTTGTTTGAGAGGGCATTGGCCAAGACGGGTCAAGTGGTTATTCAGATTAGAGACTGTCAGGGTTGGAACAGCTCAAACCCCTTTGCCGCTAATCAGGTTAAAGACTTTATCAAGCGTGATTTAGACCCTTTATACCAAGGTCAGTATGAGATACAACTTGTACCTAATGTGGTTAATATTACCTATGGTAGAGATGTGGGATATAAGATTGAGCAAGAGTCATTTGACGATGCTACACACGCTATTTCAGCAACTAAGATACGCAAACAAATGGGTGTCTAAATGAAAGACGAAGTAACCCATGAACACATCTATGACCGCCTATTGGCTGTAGAGGCCAAAGTAGACAACATAGATAAGAACACAGAACACGTAATCAAAGCCTTTAACGCTGCTTCAGGTGCTTTCTTAGTACTTGAATGGATCGCTAAAGCTGTGAAACCTATTATTATTATAGGTGCTTTCTTCGGGGCTATTTGGTTAGCTATTGACAGTAAATTTAATGGAGTAAAATAACTATGGCATTGGCAACTCTTTTAAGTGGCGTAGCTGCCACAGGTGCTTCACAAGGAATTCGTACAGATGGTTTAGTACCAGCTCATGTACAGATTTCAGGTATTACTATTGGTACAGTGGCTGTTCAAGGCTCTGTGGATGGTTCAACATGGGCTACAGTGGCTACAGCTTTGACAGCTGATGGTATTGTAACTCTTGCGTCTCCCCCACCTTATATACGAGCTAACGTAACAGCTTTTACATCAGGTTCTATTACAGTTAAAATCTTTTATTGATAGGAATACTAATATGGTTATGCCTACACGTGGACAGAGAACAGCTAAGAACAAGATGAAGAAGGTTATGGGAGAATACAAAGAAGGTACTCTTCACAGCGGTAAAGGTGGCCCTGTGGTGAAATCTCGTGACCAAGCTATTGCTATTGCTATGAGTGAAGCAGGTAAAGCTAAAAAGAAGTCTAAAAAAGCTTGACATTAACACTAAAGTGTGTTATTATAGTATACAAATATAAGGAATATTGATGGCTACAACTTATTTACAGCTAGTGAATAACGTTCTTACACGGTTAAGAGAGAATGTAGTATCGTCAGTTGGTGATACTCCTTATAGTTCTCTTATGGGTGTATTTGTTAATGACGCTAAGAGAGAGATTGAAGATGCTTATGATTGGAACTGTTTAACTACTACCATTGTTATTCCAACAGTATCGGGTACTCGTAATTACACACTGACAGGTTCAGGTCAGAGGTTTCGTACTCAAGATGTCTTAAATGACACTCAAGACTATCCAATGCAAGCTGTACCTACTAACTGGATGAATAGACAATATTATCTAGGTACAATACAGAGTGCAGCTCCATCATACTATAACTACTCAGGTATCTCAAATGATGATACTCAGGTAGATATTTGGCCTAGACCTGATGCAGTATATCAGCTAAGGTTTGAATTAGTTATTCCTCAAGTTGATTTAACAGCTGATGCTGACCTATTAAAGGTTCCTCACTATCTTGTTCAAATGCTGGCATACGCTAAAGCTGTTGGTGAACGAGGTGAAGACGGTGGTTCAGGCTTTAGTGAAATCTATCAACAGTATCGCTTAGCCTTAGCAGATGCTATTGCTATTGAGAAAAATCGTTATGAAGAAGAAAACACTTGGATTGATGTCTAATGGTTGCTAAGCTCTTAACCACCACTATATCAGCTCCGGGCTTTCAAGGACTGAATACACAGGATAGCTCAGTCTCTCTAGAGGCTGGTTATGCTACCGTGGCTAATAACTGTGTCATTGATAAGTTTGGTAGGATTGGTGCTCGTAAGGGATGGACACTATCCCATGCTGCTAACAATGACTTAAGCACTGCTGACGTTAAAGCTATTGGTGAATTAATTGACAATGCTGGTAACTCATACATTATTGCTGCTGGTAACAATAAACTATTTAAACTTGTAGGCACTACACTATCACTGTTAACCTACGGTGGTGGTGGTACAGCCCCTACCATTACAGACAGTAACTGGCAGATGGCTCCTTTGAATGGTGTCCTGTATCTCTACCAAGCTGGTCATGATCCTTTAGTGTTTGACCCTGCAGTCAGTACAACTACATTTAAGCGTATCTCTGAGAAGACTGGCTATGTAGCTACAGTGTCCAGTAACAATACAGTTATCAGTGCCTATGGTCGTACATGGAGTGCTAATAACGCTACAGCTAAGAGTACCATTCAGTTCTCAGACTTACTTGCTGGTCATGTCTTAAGTACTGGTACAGCTGGTACATTGGATGTATCTCAGGTATGGCCTAATGGTGCTGATGAGATTATATCCTTAGCAGCTCACAATAACTTCTTGATTGTCTTTGGACGTAGACAGATTCTTATTTACTCTAATGCTACTGACCCTAACAATTTAACACTATCAGATGCTATTACAGGTATGGGCTGTGTAGCCAGAGACTCAGTAGTAGCCACTGGTGGTGATATTATCTTCTTGTCTGACTCAGGTGTACGTTCATTAATGCGTACCATCCAAGAAAAGTCAGCTCCAATGAGAGACATTAGTGCCAATGTACGTGATGACTTAGTGTTGGAGATTAGCCTAGAGACTGCAGCTGACATTAAAGCTGTCTACTCAGATAAGGAAGCTTTCTATCTATTGTCTCTACCAGCCCGTCAGTTAGTGTATTGCTTTGACATGAGAGCACCACTACCTAATGGAGCTAACAGGGTTACAACATGGGATGGTTTAGTTCCTACAGCTTTTAAGTACACTCGTAATAAAGATTTGTTATTGGGTGAGTCTGGTTACATTGGTAAGTATGATGGTTATAAAGATAACAATAACTCATACTTGCTAAGATACTTTACCAACTACTTTGATTTCCAGTCACCTACTGTCATTAAGATTATGAAGAAGGTAGGAGTAACAATTATTGGTGGTCAAGGTTATCCAGTCACTTTAAAGTTTGGCTTTGATTACAGTGACATCTTGAACACACGCCAGTTTGACTTAGCCAATGCAGCCATTGCAGAATACAACATAGCTGAGTTTAACATTGGTGAGTATGGTGGTTCAGCCTTTGACAATAAGATTATTAATATTGGTGGCTCAGGTAAAGTTATTCAACTAGGCTTTGAAACCAATGTATTTAATAAATCTATATCCATTCAGAAACTTGATGTCTATGTTAAGACAGGGAAGACACGATGAGTAACTATACTAAAGCAACTAACTTTGCAATTAAGGATAGCCTAAACACAGGTAATCCTAGCAAGATCATTAAGGGTACTGAGGTTAACACAGAGTTTGATAATATTTCTTCGGCAATAAGTTCTAAACCTGATGCTAACAACGGTGCTCTTACTGGAACAACCACTGCAGTTAATCTTACTGTCTCTGGTACTTTAACAGCTACTATTGACGGAGGTACATACTAATGGCTGATCCCTTTGACTGGACAAGTTTAATTGCCCCCGCTATAGGCACTGCAGGTAGCATTTACGCTTCTAACCAAGCTGCTAATGCTACCACTGATGCTGCTGCACAGGCTGCACAGATGGCTCAATTCAGACCCGTAGGAGTTACCACTCGCTTTGGTAAGTCAGGTTTTAACTATGATGAGAGTGGCAAGCTTATCGGTGCTGGTTATCAGGTAGCCCCTGACGTAGCTGCAGCCCGTGAAGGTTTGATGGGTATGGCTGGTACTGGCTTAGGTCAGGCACAGCAGATTCAAGCATATCAACCTACTGTCAATGCTCAAGCTGCAGGTCTGTTTAACTTAGGTGCTGGTTACACAGCTCAGAATCCTCAGCAAGTAGCTCAGAACTATTTGAATCAGCAACAACAACTATTGGCTCCCGGTCGTGAACAACAACTTGCACAGTTGAGTAATATGCAACAGCAGCAAGGACGTATGGGTCTAGCTACAGGTGCAACTACTGCAGGTTACACAGCAAATGCTCCCGGCTTAGCAGCTAGTAATCCTCAGTTTGCTGCTATGTACAATGCTAGAGCACAACAAGATGCTCAGTTGGCTGCACAAGCTCAATTAGCTGGACAACAACAAGTACAGTTCGGTCAAGGTCTAATGACTGGTGGTTTGAACTTAGCAGGTCAAGGCTTTGGATTGCAGACACAAGCGCTGGCTCCATACACTCAGTACGCTCAAGGTGCTGTTAACTTAGAGAACTTAGGTCAGAATGCTTTGACTCAAGGCTCAGCTTTGGGTGCAGCTAGTACAGCGGGTGCTACCAATGCAGCTAACATTCAGAATGCAGCAGCTCAGCAAGCAGCAGCTTTGCAGCTTGGACGTAACAATGCTGTAGTAGGTGGCTTAACAGATCCTATTAGTCAGTTGATTGCAGGACTATCAGGCGGTGGCTCAGGTGGTGTTAACTACAATGCTGTTATTAATCCCTACTTCCAGACATCTTAAGGAATAACATGGCTACTCAAGGAATTCAAGGTTTATTTGGAGGCATGGGTACTCCTGAGGAAATGCAACGTCAACTGGTTGAGCAGAAGGCTACACAGTTTGCTAATATGTCTCCTCAGCAGCAAACATCCTATAACATCTTTAAGAACACAGGTAACTTAGGTCGTGGCTTAGCTGGTGCAATGGGTGTTGATGTTCAAGATCCTGCTGTACGTCAAGCTACTATGCTTCGTCAGTTAGCTTCTCAGTTTGATACTAACACACCTGAAGGTTTGAAGCAGATGGCTCAAGCCCTACAGTCTACTAATCCTGAACTGGGTATGCGTGTAATGCAACAAGCTCAGGCTATGGAAGAGCAGATGGCTAAGACAAAAGGAGCTACTGCTGAGGCTCAGAAAAAAGAGCTATCAGTCCAACAAGAAGCTGCTTTGCGTAATGAACTAGCTAATCTTGGCCCTGATGCAACTCAAGAGGATATTCTTAAAGCTGTAACTAAGTATGGTTCTGCTGATAAGGTGATGTCTGTATTACAGTCAGCTGCTGATAAAGCCACTCAACGTGAACAAGCTGTACAGATGCAGCGTGAACGTCTAGATGCACAGATGGAAGCTGCTAAAGAACGTGGAGCTAACGCTAAAGAACTTGCTCAGATGCGTATTGATTCTAATCAAATGATTGCTGGAATGATGGCAGGTATTCGTCAGCAAGGTATTGATGATAAACGTGCTGATAAAGCAGCTAAAGAAGAGTCTCAGAAACAAGGTGTAGTGGCTTCATTTGATAGTGCTTTAGAGACACTGGGACGTATTGCTAATCACCCCGGTAAATCCAGTGCTGTAGGTTTTGGTGGTACAACAGCTTCAATGATCCCCGGTACTAATGCTGCAGGTTTTGCATCACAATTAGAAACATTCAAAGCTCAGGTATTCTTACCTCAAGTACAGAACCTTAAAGGTATGGGCGCATTGTCAGATGCTGAAGGTAAGAAATTAACAGCTGCTATTGGTGCTTTGGATCAGAAAATGAAACCTGCTGAGTTTGATGCTCAGTTAAAGATTATTGAGAATGACCTTAGAAAAGCACGTGCTCGTGTGTCTGGTGTCGGTGGTGCTACTGAAGCACCTTCTGCACCTAAAGCTACTAAACGATTTAACCCTGCAACAGGGCAACTTGAAGCAATTTAAGGATACTTATGCCTCAGTACATTGAGTTTAATGGAGAAACTGTAGAATTTCCTGACGGTATGTCTGATGCTCAAATTGCATCCGCATTAAAAGGCAAAGCTGCACCAATTCCTCCACAAAGAAGTGTGGGTCAAGATTTAAGTAGGCAACTAGGACTTACGGGTCGTATTATTGCTGAAGGTGTAGCTGCACCTGTTAATGCAGTGGGTGACTTCTTAAGTGGTGCATACAATCTAGGATCTATGGCATTAGGCTCTGAAAGTCGTATGCCTACAATGTCTCAATCACAGAGTCAAGCATTGACTAAAATGGGTGTACCAGTTGCTGAGACTGGACTTGAGAGAGCTGTACAGGCTGGTGGTCAAGCAATGGCAGGTACTGGCTCTCAAGCTGCTATTGCTAAAGGTTTTGGTCAAATAGCAGCACCTTTAACTCAGAACTTAGTTCAACAAGTTCCTGTATCTGGTGTAGCTGGTATGGCTTCTCAAGCAATGGCAGAGAAGACTAAAGGCGAAACTGATAGTGACCTTGGTGCTACAGTGATGGGTATCCTTGCGGGTACTATTGCTGGTGGTGTTACAGGTAAAACTATCGGTGGTGTTCAGAAGATGGGTGCTAGGACTGAGCCAGTATTAACTATTGGTGATGTTAAACAACGTGCTCAGCGTTCATACACAGAAATGGAAGATCAGGGTGTCTTTGTTAAGCCTAAGAGTGTTTTAGATATGCTTAATGGTGCTGAAGAAACATTAGTTAAGAATAACTTTAATCCTAAGATGGAAACACACAAGCCTGTAGCTCAGCTGCTTGAACAACTTAGAGACATGACAGGTACTCAGCGTGTATCTTTCACTAAGCTGGAACAAATGCGTTCAGCTGCTACAGATCTTAAAGCTGCAACAGATCCAGCTACTCGTAAGTTTGCAGGTCAAGTTGTAACTAAGATTGATGACTATTTAAGCACCTTAGGCTCTGGTGATGTTATTGCAGCCAAAGGAACAGTTGGTAAAGCCGTAGAAAGTGTACAAAATGCTAGAAAAGATTGGCGAAACTTATCTCGTGCCTCTATACTTGAAGATGCTCTCAATGTTGCAGAAGCTAAAGCTTTGGATCCTAAAGCTTCTCAGGGTGAACTAATACGTAGACAACTTATTAATCTTGCAGCTGATAAAGATAAGATGAAGTCCTTTTCAACACGTGAACAGAATGCTATTAAGAGTGTTGCTTCCGGTGGTGCTACAGACCCTTTATTGTCATTACTTGCTAGGTTTAATCCTCAGCGTAGCCAGATTACAGCAGGTGCTTTAGGTGCGGGTGCACTAGCCAATCCTGCAGCTGCCGCTTTAACTGCTGGTACTGGTTTTGGAGCTGATAAACTACAAGGCTTATTACGTAGAAAGCAGACTGAAGGATTAGTCTCTAATCTACTGTCTGGAAATATGCCAGAACCTATCCCAAGTTCTACCTTTAGAGGTTTACTCTCAAGCGTTCCTGAACAACAGCAGTAACTACTATGAAGAGGCTAACTCTAGCCCTTCTAATCCTTTTTACGAGTTTTATAGCCACAGCTGGCTTTGATCCTAACGCAGATAGATGTGTTAAGTGGACATGGAGGTGGGCTGCAGACTATAAGACTCGTATTGTCGTATGTCTAGAATGGAAGAAAGCATATAACAAATGATTGATCCTCTAACAGCTCTAGCAGGGATACAGTCTGCAATCAGTATGGTCAAGAAGGCTAGTAAGGTAGCCAACGATCTAGGCTCTCTTGCACCTATGATTGGTAAGATGTTTGATGCCAAGAGTGTAGCTACAAAGGCTATGCTTCAGGCTAAGCAGTCTGGTAAGGGTTCCAACATGGGAACTGCATTACAAATTGAGATGGCTTTGGAGCAAGCCAGAGCCTTTGAAGAAGAACTTAAGATGCTCTTCATGCAAACAGGTAAGATTGATGTCTGGAATAAGATTAAGGCTAGGCAAGCTGAGATGGACTTAGCTGATGCCAAGGAGCTTAGTGCTCTGAAGAAAGCTGAGAAGGCAGCTAAGGAGAAAGAACAAGAGCTAAATGAACTAGCTATGATTCTAGGTGGTTGTGCTTTTGTGTTGTTCTTGGTGTTTGTTGGTGTTAATGAGTTAATGACCTTCTGTCAAACAACACACAGGTGTGGCAGGTAAACATGAATGAGTATCAAAAGACCTTTGATATGTGCCTCAAGATATTTGTCTATGGCTGTGTAGCTCTGTACTTCTTAGGCTTCCTTAAGTTTCTCCCTGACGATTTGTCGGATAAAGTTGTTAATCTCCTACTATCTAAGATTGGCTTATGAAATATCTCTTATTTATTCTACTGTTCACCTTAGCAGGATGTGAAGACAGATACAGATACTACTGTCAGAATCCGGATAACTTTCATGCTGAACAGTGTCAGAAACCTAGATGTCAGTTCTCTCAAACCTGTCCTGAATACTTAGTAGCACCTATCTTGGAGAAACAAATTGATAAGACTAAACAATAGCGATAAACCTAAATTAACAACTGAAGAGATTGAGGTACGTATCTGGGGCTTTGTTGTAATCGCTATTACTTTAATTCTAATAGGTATTGTCTTTGCACTCTTGTATTCAGTTACTTTTGTAACACAACCTATTAAGTCAATGGCTCCTATTGACCAAGCATACACCAAGATGCTTAACGATATTGTCCTTTTACTTGTGGGTGGTATTGGAGGCATTGTAGGTAAGAGAGCTGTTAATTCAGCCTTTAGACCCCCACAGCCTATGGGACAGCAACAACATTGTGGTGGTTATGGCGGTGGTGGATACGGTGGAGGTGGCTATGGTAGCAGTTATGCTCCTCCACAGTCAGCCTATGGCCTACCAAGTCAGCCCTTTGGTGCTATGCCAGTATGGAAGAATCCTGAGTTAGATGAATCATGGACACCCGGCCCTCCACCTACGACTCCTCCTGAACACCTAGAGGACGACGAGGATAGAGAAGAGATAGCTCAAGCTAGAAAAGAGGTAGATTAATGTTTCCTATACCCTTACCGTGGCTTATAATAAGTGCACTTATATCTTTATTTGGAACATATCAAGTTGGTCATCATTATGGATGGCTTGAACGTGACCAAGATATGCAGATAGAGATTGCTAAGAAGAATGATGAAGCTCGTGAACTTGAGAAGACTCTCACATCTAAACTGGCTGATAAAGAAACAGCACTAAGAAAGGCTACAAATGAAATATCTAAAAAGAAATCTGCTATGCGTGAGCTTGCTAACACTGGTAGGTTGCGCCTCCCCGCCACCAGTTGTGTACAAACCAGCTCAGGTTCCACCCCTGCCACAGGAAATAGCGGAGCCGATGCAAGCGAACTTGAGCGACAGACTATTAATGCTCTTATCGACATCGTCGCAGAAGGAGACAAAGCCATCGTCAAACACACCCAGTGTGTCGCAGCCTACAACGAAATGAGGGAGCTGGTTAATGGTAAACGGTGAACAACTAAGACAGCTTAAGATTGACCCTGCACTTGCAGACCCTTTCAATGAAACTTTTGAAAGGTTTGGTATCACTACACCAGCTCAGCAAGCTTCATGGATTGGTCAGTGTGGTCATGAGTGTGGTAACTTCCGCATCATGGAAGAGAACCTTAACTACAGAGCACCTACACTGTTAAAACTATTCCCTAAGACACCTAAGCGTCAGTGGGGCTTCACTCCTGAGGAAGCTGCAGCTTATGAGAAGCAGCCACAGCGTATTGCCAATAGAATCTACGGTAATCGTATGGGCAACAGAGATGAAGCTTCTGGGGATGGCTTCAGGTTCCGAGGCTCCGGATTCCTTCAGCTAACTGGAATGAACAACTTCTATCATGCAGGTCAGGCACTAGGTGTTGACTTCATCATGCAACCTGAGTTAGTTCGTACACCAATGTATGCAGCTCAAACAGCTGGGTGGTTCTGGCAAACTCACAGGCTTAACCAGTATGCTGATAGTGGTGACTTTGTAACAATGACTAAGCGTATCAATGGAGGTACGATAGGTCTAGACGATAGAATAAAACATATTAACCATGCTCTAGAAGTACTGAGCTAATAATAAAGCCCTTAGGAGATAACTCTTAAGGGCTTTTTAGTTTAGTTAGAAGATAAACGCTAGTGTTATAAATCCTATGTGTAAGTAGATGACTTGATTGGCTTCCTCTGACATATTGTTCTCCTCATCCATGATGTAGAGTTCATCAGCTTCTATGCCAAAGACTAAGCCAGTCTTGAATTCAAAGTCAAGTATCATATCTCACACGCACCAGCGGTACACGCTAGTGTCTGAGCACCTTCAACATTGTCAGTGCCTTCAACCAGTTTGTCCCAATCAATACCAGCTGGCATAGCAGCAACCATTGCATGATACTCTTCCTCAGTCATGGACTCATAAGGAGCTTGTCGGTATGTTCCACCATCCATAGGTAGGAAACTCACACCTGTAATCTCATCAAAGTTATTCCACACCCAAGCTCCAACTTCAGGCCACTCATTCTCATTCACTGAAATAGTCACTGAAGGCTTATGCTCACAGTAGTGACGCTGGAACAATAACCACAGTTTCAAGTGTTGGATAGCATTCAAGTCTTCACGCAGTACAGCACCCTTCTCAACTCGCATGGGAAAGCTAAAGATAGTAGTGCTATCAGGCTTCATCACACACAGCTCAGACGGGAACCCTTGCTCTTTCAAGAATGCAGTCAGAGGGTCTTTGTTATCAGAGCGTACCCTACGAATAAAGTACTGACTGTGCTGAGGGTGGATGCCACTAGCAGTGCCTGTAAGCTGAGAGACAGTGCCCTCTGGCTTAATGGCAGTAATGGCAGCACTACGATTAATACCGATAGCGTCAGCAAACTCAGCGTTAGTGTCAATAGCAACATTCTTCATTCCTTCCAAGATGGCAGGTAGTTCAGCATTATCAGGATTATTCAATAAAGCATTGTCCAAGATACCCGTCATGGACACACCAAGCAAACGCTCATCTTCAGTGTTTGTCTGCCACACCTTACGAAGGTAAGGAAAGTAAGTCATCGTCGATTGAAAAGTCCCCAGAATAGTAGCCAAGCGCACTTTATTCCGTAGAGTATCCACACTATCATCGCTCCTGACAATAACAGAAGACAGATTACAAAATTGATAAGGTCTAAGGATAATCTCACTGCAAGGGTTTGTACCCCACTCTTTACCCAATTCCCTACGTCCACTCTTAGCTGCTTGAAGTTCACTTGCATAACGATTAAAGATGCCTCGCTCTCCAGAATGTGATTCATAAATACTTGACCACTCACGCATGAACTTACCTACCTCAGGCTTCACTTCGTAGATGGCACTGTTGTTAGCCAAGGCACGTTGACCATTACCGTCCCACCAGTTGCCAGCTTTAGCATGAGCCATACGGTCATCGCCCAAGTCTGACAAAGAGATCATTGCAGATCTACGAACCCCACCGACAACAACTACCTCTCCCACCTTGCAGAGGATGTCATGCGCTTCAAGCGAAGTGAGCTTACGGCCCGTTGCCCCTTTGAATTTAGCAGTGACGTAGTGAAATAAGGATACAAGGGGTTCCGGCCCTGATGCTCTACCACCAAAAGTTTTAAGTCTCGCACCTGCTGGACGTACTCCTGAGACATCCCACTTTGGAATCTCACCTGCATATAGCAAGGCAATGACTTGTCGTAAGGCTTTAGCCCATCCCTCTTTGGAGTCTTTAACATTAATGACAGTGCCACTATTGTAGAGATCAACTGGAATCTCAGGTAACTTAGATACATACTTTTGCTCCACACTAAAGCCTACACCAGTTCCGCATAACAGAATATACATAGCCTCATCAAAGGCTTTAGGGTCATCAATGGGAAGGTATGAGCAGTTATAACCTGCAATGTTCTGTCGCTCTAAGGCATCACCAGCTGTCATGATGCTACGCATTGATGGCATCACTTCTAAGTTAGTTACTGCAGATCGAAGTTCCGATTTTAGATTTGCAGGAATAGTGTAATTATGCTTCTCTTGCAAGTGCTTGGTCATGAAGTCAAAGTAGCGGTTCACAGTCTCAGGCCAGTGCTCTCTACGGCCTTTATCATCCAAGTAGCGAGAGTAGCGACTCTTGCCAATGTATTCTTGGTATGGTGTCATAGTTGTTGTCATTAGTCTAGTTCCTTTATTAAATATTCTTGTTTTTTCTCAATCACATCATCAAATCTTTCGACAAGATCATCACTCTGGATTCCTAACAGTTCCAAGAGTGAGACCTCATCCAAACGCTTGAGAGCCTCTTTCAGTTCTTCAAAGGTTATGTTTAGCACGTTTCTCAATCTCACGTTCAATGTACCATTTAGCCTTCTTCAGGTCTTCAATGGCATCTTGCTTAAGGTCACATCTCCAGATGTACTTGATTGCATTACCTAAGTTAAAACCCATGTGCTCTGTAACTTGGATACATTCAATACCTGAGGGATGTGCAGTGTAGTGAGGAGGTTTATTAACTATATCTCTCATTTGTTTAAAGAACTTACCAACCTCTTTTACTTCTTTATTATCATCATCCTTGCAGTCAACCCACTCTTTAATGGCTTCACTAAGTGGTTTTGCTGCTTCTCTTATGTAGAGGTTACGATTAACCCACTTATCATAATTAGTGCAATCATTACAAGGATGAATACCACTGTCTAATTCACTATAAAAACAAGTACTACATTCAATCGCTGCCATATTTCCTCCCTAAGTATTCTACGCTTAAGAACATTTCATCGAAGTGTCCATCCTGTACTTCATTCATCATCAGTAAGCCCCTCCAGTGTCTATTGCTTAGTTGATCCATATAACTTTCATCGTGGAGATAATAAGACCCAACGATGATAGCACAAATAGGCTTCCCATCAGCCCTCTTACCGTATGCAATCTGCTTTCCTTGTTGATGTCCAGCAACACAAGACATATGAAGCTTGTTAATAATAGCACTAGCAGCCCCTGCGGGTCGTCCCATAGCCCCCACAGGCCAGTAATGATTAAACCCCACCCCATTAATGAATACAGGATGAAGGAAACCGTGTACTTCCCAATCTTTTTCATACTCAAGATCCTTTGTAGATATTAAGCCTTCCAGTGTAGGATTATTGTTAATAGCCCTATCAATACGGTTCTCATGGTTCCCTAAAGTCATCACCATACGAGGCTTGTACACCTTGTGCTTAGATGACTTCTGAGACTTCTGAAGTTCCTTCAAAGGTGCTAAGAGAAGCTTCATGGCCTCCTTAGTAGCTTCAACGTCCTTCTTGTAGCGTAGACCTTCAAAGTACTTACTACCCTTGATGTCGTGAGTGCTAAGGCTTGGCATATCTGCAAAGTCACCTATGTTAATCACTACATCAGGTTTGTAATCGACAATGGCCTTACCAGCCCATGTCAGGTGCTCTAAAGGTACACCCTCTTTAATCTGACAGTCCGGGATTACTAGGATCTTCAATGTCATCTCCTTCTACTGTTAGTCTATCACCTTCACGTATACCAGCTTTGATGGATTCTAGGATACCAAAGGTAAGAAGTGATTGAGCTTCATCAGCTGTAAGGTCAAACTGATATGTTGCATCACCATTCTCATGCTCTTTAATCAGATTCACGTTCATTTTCAGCCTCTTTCAAGAACTCCTGAGCATCACCAGTGTACATGAAGTAACCTAAGACAATACCAATGGCTGCATTGACTTTCTTGTTCTCAGCAATGTCCTCAGGATGAGAACTCCAACCACCATTGATAGTATTCAAGTAGGTTTCTTTAAGTTTCTCCACAAGAATAACATCTGTAAAGTCTTCCCATACACTGCGAAGTTCTTTAGACTTTTCTAAAGCTTCAATTAGATTAGCTAACATAATCATTTACCTCTCTTTTCATTTAACCATGACATAGGAATATCTTTATCGGCATATTGGAATCCATGCTTGTTGCACCAATCCCCGTATGTAGTTTGGCTTACCTTTGAGAGTTTAGATTTAGAGTTACTGAAGACAAATCTAATATCAAGTTCAGGATGTTGTTCCTTCACCATCAAATGTTTCTGTCTATCAGCAGTCATGAACCTGCCCTTGCTCTCAATGATAATACCATTCTTAAGTAGAAGGAAGTCAGGAGTGTATGTACGTTTCTTCTCAGGCTGCGTATATCCAATGATTAACTTCTCATACTCAAATGGAACTTCTAAGGCTTTCAATCTCTCAGCTATCTTGTCTTCTAAACCTGACCTAAAACCATGCTTCAAAGCTACTTGTCTAACTGTCAGTGGCTTCTTACGCTTCGGCTTCATGGTACTCCTTAGTGATCTGATACTGGTGCAAGAAAGCTCCAAAGGTATCTACAAACTCTTCTTCGTGGTTTAGCTTACCCATTGTGAACAAGATGGCATGAACTAACTCATGGTAGAAGGTTTGCTCAGTAGACTGCTTATTCATTCCTGTACGTATGCTAATGGTTTGCTTCTCAGGATCACATTTACCCATGTCTTCCATGTGATCTGCATAGACTACGTTCCAGACTGATCCTGCAAGCTCGAAGGTGGTTGCCACATCTGGTTTGCTTTTCTTCTTAGCCATAGGAGCTTACCGTTTTCCAGTACCCTGTCAGTATTGCCGTCATAAGCTTTGATACAAGCTGCATATAATTCCTCTTCGGTTGTACAGTCTTTGAGAATCTTATCAGCCTTTACAGGGCCAATACCTCGTATACCTTCAATGTTATCAACTCTGTCACCTGTCAGTATCTGTTTGTAGAAACTGTACAAGCCTTCAAACTCAGTAACATAATACTCCTCATCCTTTACAGGATTATAGTGCCACCCCGGTAACTGATCTAGATCCTTGTCAACGTGGACGATCCAGTAGTTACCTTCAGTGGACGCTATGCCTACAGAGTCATCAGCCTCCTCGTTCTCAGACACCTTAGCACCGAGCTTCATGAGATGTTTGCGAAGAGCCTCATAGTGTATAGGCTTGGGAGCATCCTTACGATTGCCCTTGTAAGGAACAGTGGTAGCTACCTCGAATCTAAAGTTAGTTTTACCTGTAATCCATGCTCTGTAGTCATCACACTTCAGACGCATATAGATGATGTCGGTAAACCACTCTGTGAGTCGATTTAGTGCCCACTGTTCTTCTTCAGCTTCATTGGAGAAGCCAACTTTATAAACTAAAAAGTCAGCATCTACAATAGCCTCAGTAGGCTTATCAGAGGACATCGTCCGCTGTCTCTGCTGCTTCTTCACCTTCAGGGACGTACACCTTCAGTTCAGTAACAATCAACTTCTTAATAGAAGGTGCAGCACCAAACTTAGCTGACATCTTGTGACGGTATGAAGAGATGACTGCGTGACACTTAGTACCATTACCCATCATGGCAATGTCTACAGGATTACCTTCTTCGTCCACAGGTGTGAACAAGTAAGTAGACTTAGCAACAATAAAGTTACCCATGCTCTCTTTGTTCTTGATGTTGATGCCCAGCTCTTTAAGCTTCTCACAAGCTGCATCACTCAAGTTACCAATGGTACATTCGTACTTCTTGTTGTCTTCGTTGAACTTAGTGTTAAAGTTATTCATCCAGTTGCTCCAGAAGATTTCACCAGCAACTTTAACGGGTTTCACTGTATCAATACTCATTTCATTTTCCTCTTTAATGCAGCTCTTGGGACGGGTGAGCTGTATTACCCGATGCTAGATCTTCTAAGTGCACAAGTGCTGATAAGAGCACAGTATACACCTCTTCAAGGTCTAGATCCTCTCCTATCTTAATCTTGAAAGTTTCCCCTTCAACACTAAATAGAATCTGATTCTTATCAATGTGTTTCACGCCAGTTGTTGCCAACTTTGTACTCCCCGTCTAGTGGACAACGAAGCTTGAAATGCAGCCCAGCTTCAACGATACTTTGCTTTGCAGCCTCACCTACTATTGTAGCATATATCTTAGGAACTTCAAGTTGAAATTCATCATGGACATTAGCTACCAGCTTCACAGGCCACTTGTTAGCCTTAGTCTTATCGTGAAACAATACTAAAGCTTTCTTCATCACTATCGCCCCAGCCCCTTGAAGGAGCGAATTGAGGGCAGCGTGTTCACTGCGAACCCATATCTTGCGACCATCAAGCCCCGGTACAAAGCCCTTACCCGCATATCTGCTAACCGTATTTCTAAGACGCTGTAATGCTGGTGTGTTCGCAAGAAAGGAGTCAATAAGCTTCTGTCCCGCTTTAGCATTACCACCGACAATGGAACCAATCTTAGCTGGCCCTGCACCGTATAGGAATGCGTATATAAATGTCTTCGCTTGATCCCTTGTTTGTAACCCTGCAGCCTTTTGATTCTGCGTGTGTACGTCAGTGCCGTCCTTTGACGATCCTTCAGTGACTGTCTTAACATAGTTATCATCTTTCATATAATGTGCAAGCATACGCAGCTCAAGGCCACTAGCGTCACAACCAACCAATACATTACCTGCTTCCACAGTCCAACATTCTCTGCACTCAGGCCCATAGATACTCCCAGCATTAGGAATCTGTGCCATGTTAGGACTACTGTGAGTCATCCTACCAGTTACAGCTCCATTCGTTATTACCTTACCATGTACTCTACCGTCCTTACCAACAGCTTCCAGCCAACTTTCAATCTGAGCTACACGTTTCTGTAGCATCAAGTATGTAGCAATCATCTGAGCCTCAGGAATGTTTACAACTTTAGACAGTACAGACTCATCGACAATAGCCTGACCCTTCTCAGTAAACACCTTAGGCTTCCATCCTAGCTCCATCAGCTTCTCTCCAATCTGCTTTCTACTTCCGGGATTGAAAGTATCAATGCAGTCTTTGATGGGCTTTCCACTGGTTTTGTGGAACCTTTGTGTGATGACTGGAGGCCATCTCTCTTGCATTTGTTCATAGATTCCTGCCATCTTTCCTTTGATGTCAGCAAGTAAACAGGTTGTATAGGCTTGATCGAGTTTGAATCCATGACGTTCCTGTTCAGCAATGATAGATGCTACCTTATGTTCAAGAGCAAGGCTTTCTTGTGAAAAGTCTTTCTTATTGAGTTCATCAGTAAGATGCTTATAAAGATTACAAGTGACCTCAACGTCCCTAATGCAATAATACTCCAGAAGAGCCATGTGAGGAATGTTGAAGCACTCACCTTTGTATTCCTCTCGTCGTTCCATCAACCATGTCCATACCTTTGTGTAGTCAATCTTATTCTTCCCTAGTCGAGTTCCCCATGCGTCTAAGCTGTGACCGTTCTCTACTGAGGGATCTAGCAGTCTTGAGGCTATCAGTGTATCGTACACTTGGTTCAAGCGAATCTTCGTACTCCAAAGCCTGTTGAGTATCGAGAAATCGAAGCTTATCCCGTTGTGGGCTACTATCAATGTAACGTCCTTTAAATACTCCACGAGGCTGTCTGCTGCTTTCCATACGTTCACTTCTCCACTGTCAATGTCCTTAGTTACTACCATCCAGATCGTGTTGTGATCTAAGGTTGTCTCTATGTCCAATACGATACGCTTCATACTCTGCCTTTAGGTCTTCATAGTGGTGAATAAGTAACTGATACTTATCTTGCATTTCATAGTACTTAGTCTCCAAGTCAAGCATTCTACCAGCTATGGTGTCTAGGTCAATCATTCTTTCCTCTATACGTTAATTCAGGGCAATGATACAGTGTACCCCTCCAGTCAGTATGGTAGGCAGTCTTTACAGGGTCTGCTGCGGTTAATAGTAATATATTCCTCTTACGTTCCTTAGTGGCTCTCTTGTACGCATTGGCCTTGTCTCTATTGGCTTTAGCCCAAGCACTCTGTTGCTGTCTAATCTTCTCCTTACGAGCTTCAATGATAGCATCAGCTTCAGCTTGGTTCTTAATGTTCTTAACCCACTTGCTCATTTTGCAGCCTCCATGTACAGCCCCACGTTACCTAGTGCATAGCCAATGAAGGCTATACCCAAGCCAGTGTTACCTTTGTAGAGTAAGTCCACAGCCACTACAGTGTAGACCACTCCAATGATTGCAATCAGAATACTACTCATCTTCAGTCTCCTCTTCTAGCTTATCCATCTCTTTATCAAAGGCTACATCACGCTCTTTGTCACCCTTATCACGACCAAAGATTAAGTCCCATCGAGCATCGTACTGCTCCTGAGCTACGCTGAAAGGTCTAGGTGTACTTCCCTTACTCATAGTACCTCCTCCTGCATCTCCACCATGCGTCCAGTTTCCATGTCATACTTGAGCACACAAGCTGGGCCTGTATAACCATTGTAACGATTCTTAGCCACTGAGATCTTGGTCTGATGTCTCTCATTGTCATCTGCTGCCATGCTGTTACGCTCCAATGTAATCACAGCATCACTCAGTTGAGCAATAGCACCTGAGCCTCTGAGCTGCGACAGTGAGACACTGCCACCATCCTCATGACCTTGGTTCCCTTGCAGTCTACGAAGGTGACTGACACAGATCAAGGTAATCTCCAGCTCCTGCACCAGTGTCCTAAGCTTCGTCATCATGTTATCAATAGCCTTACGCTCATCTCCATTGTCTTGACCAGATATAACAATACTGATGTGGTCAAGAAAGATAACCCTGCAATCGCAAGCCTTAGCCATATATCGGATTCTGTTGGCAATGTTGTCAACGTCACTGCTACCGAAATGGTCAAAGAGATAAACACGATTAGTACCAAGTGTTGCATCGAAAGCATCTTTAAGCTCCTGTTCAGTTGTTGGAGTGTCAGGTAAGTGCAGTAGTTTGTTAGCGTGTAAGCTCATGATACTTCGAGCTGTCTTTCGAGTGGACTCCTCAAGGAACAATCCTCCAATGTTCCAAGTCGTAGTGTTCAGTATATTGAACAATATTTCACGTAGGAATTGACTCTTACCCAAGCCACTACCTGCTGTGACTGTGATTAACTCTGAAGGTCTGATACCATACAAGAGCTTATTCAAGCCCTTCCAAGGGTACATAGCCTCAGCCTTAGCCTCAGGTTTAATGACTTCCTCCCACAGTGATGCTGCATTGATGATGCCATCAGGAATGTACACCTCAGCTCTCCACCACTCATTCACAAACTCTTTGGTAGCACCTGCAATGAGATAGTCACAGGCATCTTTGTAGCCACTCAAGTGCTTCACAATCTTAGCCTTGTTACCAAACAGTTCAGCTACTTCCTTAGAAGCCTTCTTACCCGGCTCATCAGCATCGAAGCAGATCACAATGCTATCGAAGGAGTTAAGC